AATTTATATGTTAATGAGGGTTTAACATCACCAAATCTAAATGTTTGATCGGCTTTTGAGTTTATTATTTGCCAACTTCTTTCAGTTTGTCCATTTGGATTATCATATTCAAAATGCAAATGTGAACCCGTAGATCCACCAGTAGAACCCACATTTCCAATAACAGTTCCCGGTTTTATGGAATCTCCAACAGATACATTTCTATTAAGTAAATGAGCATAAACTGATCTAGATCCATCCAAGTGCTCTATCTCAATTAAATTTCCATATCCAGTTGTCATCGATCCATTTACTTCAGATCTAGTAACTTTACCCTCTTTAAGAACAGTAATGGCAGTTCCAGGTGGCATTGGATAGTCATTTCCAGCATGAAATTTAACTTTTCCTGTTATGGGATGAACTCGATCACCAGCTCTAGACCCAATCATTTGACTTGGTAATGCTCCACCAGTATATGTTTGAGTAGGTGCTCCAGGAGAAGTTGTTCTTGGTGCTCCAGGAGAAGTTGTTCTTGGTGCTCCAGGAGAGGGTTGTGGTTCTGGTTCTGGTTCTTCTGGTGGTTGTTCAACAATTCCCAGTAAACTCAATACACCACCAAAGAAAGAGTCAATATCCAAAAGAACATTATTCATTGCGCTTTGAAGTTTCTGCGAATCTTCAGTTCCACGAATTACATCCCATGTCTTATATCCAATATCAATAAAGGTCACAAATCCATCAAAAATTCCAAAAGCAATCTTTGAGAAAGCATCAATAACATTCGACGAACCAACTATAATACTTGAAAGTGGTCCACTTAGTTGTTCAAAATACTTAGAAAAAGTATTAAACAACCACCCAAAAGCCATGAAAGTTAAAAACTTTTGGACGGTATTCTTTCCGGGAATCTTGCTAGCAAGCTTACCAACTCCTTTCACAAAGAATTTGTCAGCCTCAAGTTTATTTTCTTTTTCTACTCTTTCAGTTTGTTCCTCTTCTATTCTGGTAATATTAATACTTTTTTGACGTACTGACAAGATCTTTTTAAGAGATCCATCAATCTGTGTTAGTTTTTCTTTAGCTAAGATAGGTCCCTCTTGATTTATTTTCGCAGTTCTATTGAAGAATTTAAGAGGAGATAGTGTTGATTTATTTGGCGATTCTACTACCATTATCCTACAATCCCGTAGATACTAGCATTTGTCATTCTTTCACCACTACCACTTGGAGAAGTAGCAGAAATTACAGGAATTTTAGTTCCATCTAAACCTGATGAATATTGACCTCCATCAGACATAACTTGTGGTGGCAGTGTCACAATACTTCCCATACCATTTTTACTCAAAGGAGTGGGTGTATACCTATTTACTTTTGAAGGAGATATAGACTTCGATGCATCAGAATCAAGATCAGTCTTAGCAATTATTTGTTTGATTAAATTCTCACCGAGCAAATCAACAGTTCCCTTAGGAAGAACTGCTTCTCCCAATTGAAGTGCTCTAGCTTGTGTATCGGAGGCATTAGGTGGAATATCAATTTTCATTGTATTGTTATCATCAACTATTCCACCACCTTTCATTCCAAACCAAGATCGAGGATCTATAGCCCATCTCTCAGTTTTCTTTTCCTGTTTTGGAACTGATAGTGTCGATAGTGATTTTTGTTGTTCTTGTCCCAAACCTGTACCTTTAGGATCTCCTCCCGGACCATAAGGTTTTTCTTTTACTTTTGATGAGATTGGTTTTCTTATAGCTTGTTCGAGTTGTTCTCCAACAAGATATCTTCTATCCAGATGAGCAATTCCATCTTTCTCATATCTTGTGAGAAATGCTTCTGTTGCCTCTTGAACTGTTCTTGCAGTATTGATAATATTTTTAACTTCCCTATATTCTGGATGATTATTCAATTCATGAAGAATGAAATCAATCTGAGTATTTAAATCATCCCAAGATTTTCCTCTTGATTTAGCAAAAGATACCAAGTTAATTCTATCAGTATCATATCTTCCACCTTGTTGCCATTGTACCAATCCTCTTCCAGGACCACCATCTTCTTGTACAGTTGATGGATTGTAGGTATATCCAGTTTCTACTCCAATATTAGATACAATTCCCATCGCAGCAGTTGAAGTAAGTCCACGAGATATTAATCTGTTATAGATGTGAAGTGCTTTTCGATTTATAAGAGAATCTTGTTTGCCAACTAATCCACCAGTATTGAATTTCATCATCTTTGGTTGATTTGCATCAGGTCCACCGTAAAGTTTGTTTAAAGCTAAGAATACTTCAGCTCCAACTGCATTGACGGTTTCTTTATTAATTACAACTTCACCTTCAGTTAACATAGCAGGAACTTTATCAACTCCCCTAGGACCAGTTACAAATCCACCACTTGCAAATCCAGCCATACTTCTACCAACATCAGCTCCAAGAAATGCCCAACCAGCTGCACCGGGAAGAGCAGATCCAGCAGCTAGACCAGCACCTACATAATCTCCCTGAACTGCTCTTATTCCAGCTAGTCCAAGACCATAAATTTGTTGGAGTCCAGGCAGAACTCTAGCTGCTCCCTTCAATCCAAATCTTCCAACAAATCTAGATAAAATTCCTCCAGCTCTACTAAAAATAGGGTTAAGTGCTTTAGAAGCTAATCTACCACTAAATCTCAACAAACTTCCAGTAAGTTTAAAAATAAATGTTCTAAGTGGTGTGATATAAAGAGCCAATAAAAGTGGCCAAAAATCCTTTAAAAATCTTCCAAGAGATTGTATTTTTTCAACATTACTTGGATCCTTTAACCATTCAACAAGTTGTAAGAATGCCTTACCTAAAAAAATAAATTTAACAAAATCAAATAGTTTATTTAAAATATTCTGAAATGGAGAAACAATCTTTTGAAATGCATCAGAAGCTTTTTGGCCTATGTTAGATCTACTTTCTGTAGATTCTTCTTTAACTCTTCTAGATTTTTTCTCCGCATCTAAAGCAGCTTCTTGAGATTTTTTTACTTCAAGATCATAAAGTGTATTTACTGTTTGAAGAATTGAAGAAAGAATTTCATTAAGTTGAGCAAATTGATCTTGGGGTACTAATTGTTGTACCACCTGTTCTTGAGGTACTTCTGCAACCTGTTGTTGAATCTGTGCAGTTTTTTGTGATAAAGCTAAAATTCCAGAGCCAGGTAAAGATAATTTCTTAGATACAATATTGCCGACACCACCAATACTATCTGCAGTTATTTTCTTTGGTGTTGGTTTAAATTTTTTCTCCCTTTCTTCCCGTTCCTCTTTTACCCTTTTCCTCTCATTTGAAAGAAGAGCAACTTCTCTATCTGAAAGTTTGTTTTTACCTTTAACCATCGCCTCTCGAAGGAGGGTCATATAGGTATCATAATCAAGGTCAAAAACGTCCTCAAGGCCCAGTAGCCTTAGAATTCTTTCATCAATTTGTTCAGCTACTGGGTTCATGTTACGCCTTGTTGCAGCTTGTGCTTGAGTTCTTCTTCTTCTAGATGATCCTTAAGAAGTCCAACATAAACATCTCTTTCCCAAGGAATCATATTTTCAATCTCTGTTAATGAATATTTATGATACTGCATTAACGAAAAATTGAGTTTGAAGTAGTTCTCAAGGTCCATGTGGACCATACCTATGCGAAAAAACTTGAGAGTCCCTCCAACGTTACTTCACTTTCAACTCCAGTATTTGGATTAGTAACCTTAATAGTATGTGATAGTTTGGGCATTGTTTCAAAAAATTTCTCAATTTGTTTGAACTGAGATGAATTCATTTGTTCAAGAAAATCCTCAAGCTCTTTCTTGGTTACATCTCCAGCATCCCAAACTTCTTCTTCATTATAAATTTTATCAATACATGAAGAAATCAAATCAAATGATTGATCCATTGCATTATCAGAATTAAAATCAAAGTTACTCTTAATAAACTGATCCAGTGATGGATACTTCATTTCCATCACCAAAGAATCGTCAAGTTTAATTTTGTTAGTGTGTTCTGGATTTTTTAATACCTTAATATCATCCAAAAGAATTTTAACAGGAACTGTAGTTGTCCCATCATCTTGACAAATAATATTCAATTCCACTTCTTCTCCAACAGATTTACCTCTGATATTGAGAAAAAGATATTCAATATCAAATGTAGGAAGTGTTTCTACTTTTATCCCTCTTGTCTCAATACAATTTTTAATAACTGCTTTAATTGCACTGGTTATCTGTTTAGGATCTTCAGATTCCATTGCAAGAACTAAAAGTTTTTCTTCTCTTACTAGAAAAGGTCTATACTTGATCGTCTTTCCATTTGATGGCAAGTCAAGTTCATATGTTGGTGTCGAAATCTTAGGTAAAGGCATAATATCCTATAGTGTTTTCAGTGAAATTATTTATTGTACAATAATGGGGTTAACATTTCCAGGTACTGGTTGAGTAAGAGTAACTCCCTGTTGATTTCCTAGAGACTGACCAGTTCTAGGAACAAATCTGGATGGTGTAATATTTTCTGGAGCGGGAATTCCTGATGGTGTTGGTTGTTTAGGCTCTGATTGAACAAATTGAGATCCTTTATTTAAAATATACCTATCATAACTAAAAGAAACTCTACATCTCAAAATATCAGAGTTTTGATAAGAAACGGGCATAGAGCTCATAGAAATGGGATATGAATTAATAAAAGTATATTCTAACATATCCCCTCTAAAATCTCTTTCAAATTTAGTTAAGTAAATATCGCTTCTGTACTGACTAGGATATTTTACTCTATAATAAAATCCTTTGTCTTTATTTAAATTTTCATCATTTGTGATATATCTCATCCAAGATTCAAAAAATAAAATAACTTTATATCCTTGAGAATCTCTATGATCAACATAAAAATTTAAATCAATTGTTTGATCATATTGTTTCCTATAAGCAAACCTTTCACTGATACCAGTAAAATCATCTGTAGTTTCATTAGTAAATAAAGAAGATCCTGGTAAAGCAGTTTCATAACAAGAGAGTGAAAGCAATTCCCCATCATAATATTGTTTGATTTCATCAATACCTGTGTCCGGAATCCAACATTGATAATTAGAAGTTAATGCAGGTCGAAGTAACTTTTCCTTCACCTGAAACATTTTAACAGGTTGTGGCTTTGGAGCAGGCATCTATAAATATTATTTGACCCGATATATTATGTATAATGGCAGAAAGCATTAAGAGTCGTTATAAACCTGAGTATCCAAAGAAGTATAAGGGTGATCCCAATAATATAATCTGTCGTAGCAGTTGGGAAAGAAGATTCTGTAGATGGTGCGATCTCAATGAAAGTGTTTTGGAATGGGGCAGTGAAGAGTTCTTTATTCCATACTTTGATCCTACTACTAGCAGAGTTAGAAGATACTTTCCAGATTTTATTATCAAAGTTTGTGAGCAATCTGGTGATATTAAAAAGTATGTGATAGAAATCAAACCCAAAAGACAGACAATGCCTCCAGTTCAAACAAGTAAAAAGAGAACTAGAACATTCATTAATGAGGTTAAAACTTATGCAGTGAATGAGGCAAAGTGGAAGGCAGCAAAGGAATGGTGTGCAGATAGAATGCTTGAGTTTCGTATTATCACAGAAAACGAATTAGGTATCGGTTGATGGCACAAGGTTTCGGTCAAGATATTCAAAAACAATCATCAAGAATATCTCAACTCAAAAGAAAACTTGATGGTTCTGAAGATGCTGATTTGATTATGATGAGTATTATGGAAGTATTCAGGGAGATTGAATATGTTCCAGACCCAGGGAACTATTATACATTCATATATTATCCCAAAACTCCCGACATTAGATACGATGAACATCCTCTAGTTGCAGTAACTGAAATACAACGATGGGGATTTAGAGGATTCAACTATCATTGGGGTATGATGAGAAACTATACCTGGATAGAAGTGGTTGGTGCTCTTCATGTTGTTCAACCCAATGAAATAGAGTACTTGCGTTCATTGCCTTATGGTAAAATCAGAACTAAATAGATAAAAAAGTCTATAATGGCTGAATCAAAACAGTATCGTTTACCAAATACTGAGGGGACTTATATTACGGTTCCAGTAACTAACACAAGTGGAGAAGTCTATCGTATAGATGGAACTAAGACGATTTATGGTGACTATTTTGTAGAGAATGGAAATACTGTTTTAGAGGCATCTGCATTTTCATCAGAAGAATTTCAAAGAAACTTAAGACAAAATTCTCAAGCATATCGAAGAACAATTGGCGATTCCATTCTGGATGCTACTGGACAAACTAATAGTCAACCAGATCCAAACGAATCAGAAGTTTTGAGTGGATCGACGTTATCAAATGTAAACCAAGAAGTAGAACAAGAACCATCATTGCAAAATTTGCAATATCCAGTAGACATGGTTTCCGATCAAGATGCTATAACATTTACAGCCGTAGAATACATTGCTCCAGGTTTAGAGGCATCTGGATCTAAACGTAATTTAAGAGAGAATCCAGAAAGATCAATAATTGGTAGCGCAACTCTTCCAATACAAGCTCAAATTGTCGATGCAAATAAAGTAAAATGGTCAGATGGTGAATTGAATGAGATTTTTAGATCAGCATTAAATATTGCTCAAGAATTAGTTATAGGTGGAAACAAAGAACAACAAGAAAAATCAATTAACGATGCTATAACTAAAGTAGCAGGACAATTAGAAGGGAACAAAGACCAAGTATTAGCTCTCATAGCGGAAGGAATTTTTAATCAACCAATTATTTCCAGAACTGGAGGAATCTTAAACCCTAATCTAGAACTTCTTTTTAATGGACCAACACTGAGAGACTTTAACTTTAATATCAGGATGACTCCAAGAAGTTCTGAAGAATCCAAACAAGTTAAAGCAATTATCAAATTCTTTAAAAAGAATATGGCATCAAAAAGTGAGGGTGGTTTATTTTTAAAAGCTCCAAATACATTTCTAATAAAATATAGAAATAAGTCAAACCGAGGAGAAGAGGGATTAAATAAAATTAAAGAATGTGCCTTATTGGGATGTTCCGTTA